ATGAACAAGGCCGAATTGATCGAAGCATTGGTCAAAGAAACCGAAATGTCCAAAGCTGGTGCCACCCGTGCCCTGAATGCCGTGATCGACACCATCGTCAAGACGGTGGCCAAGAAGCAGGACGTCCAGCTGATTGGCTTTGGCACCTTCAAGGCTGCAAAGCGCGCTGCCCGCACTGGCAAGAACCCCCGCACTGGCGAGAAGCTCAAGATTGCAGCGGCCACCGTGCCCAAGTTCAGCGCAGGTGCAGCCTTCAAAGCTGCCGTGAACAAAAAGAGGTGATCTGACTTGCTCAGATGTACGGCTCTTCGGGGCCGTTATTACTGGTGCATTCGCTTGGCGCGTGAATTTGAAGGTGCAGCGCGTCGTCCGGATCCCTGGCCTACCAGCTCACCGACTCATTGGCTGTCGGCGATGGCCTGAAACTTTGCGAGCTGCTCACTCCACAGGGCCGGAATGGTGTGTTTGGTGAACCAGTGCAAGTTCAGCCCCTTGGGCTGGGTGCCTTGAAGGATGCTGTCGATGATTTTGGGATCCAACAGCGTCAAGCGCATGCACTCGTTGACCGTGGCCTGATCCAGGCCCTCCTGCCTGGCAATTTCAACGCCACTGCGAACGATGCCCTCGTCGATGAGCCGCTGCCAGTAAAAGGCCCGTGTGAGCCCTTCAACCAGTTTAGTGTCCGGTAGCTGAGCTTGGTCTTTGATCACCTGGGCGAGGTTTTCCGGCGGCTCAACAACGCTGCGCCCACCGCGTTTGACGAACTTCAGTGGGATGAAGGTGCTGAACTCCACGTGATTTGAGGTGGTGGCCACGCTGTTGTTCATCGACTGTGCGTTATTCATGCGATCTCCAATTCACGAAGGTCATATTCCAGTTGTTCATATCCGGCCATGTTCTTTGGCGGAAGGCCGATCAGTGCGCCCCAGGCTTCAAATCGCCAATCCACATGCAGGCCTTCCGGAGCGACGGTGATGCGCTTGATCAGCGTGCGCACGATGTCTTGTTTGGCTTGCGTGGCCAGCTGGTCCCATATACCAGCCGTGTTTTTGAAGAACAGCACCATGGCTTCAGGTTCCGTTAGCTTGGGGTTGAGACTGCAGACTTGCTCCCAGCATTTGTGGACCATCTGACCGGAACGCAGTACCTCGAGCACCTTTTCCATCACGGATTTCTCTATGCCCGCCGCAGGTAGATTGGCAAATTCCACGGTACCAGCCCCCATTTTTTGGTTCTTGTTGACCACGTAGTAGCGGTACAACTTTCCGCTGGTCTTGCGGGTGGCCATCGGCAGGTAGAGGTCCCCATCGGCCGTGAACATCATCCCGCGCAGCAAAAAGCCGTGCCTGCACTTCTGACCGAAGGTGTCTCGAGCCCGATCCCGGCTGTTCTGGGTCATGATCTCTTGCACACGGTCCCATTGCGACTGATCAATCAGGGCCTCGTGTTGGCCTGGATAAAAGTCGCCCTTGTGTCCAATATCGCCGATGTACAGACGGTTGTGCAGGATGGTGTAGATGGCCTGCTTGCTCAGTGGCTTGCCGTTCTTGCTCGTGACGCCTTGCTCTACGAGCTGCTTGACCATGAGTGTGGTCGAACGTGTTGCGACAAACGAGTCAAAGATTTGCCGCACCACCTCGGCCTCCTCTGGTTCCACTACCAACTTTCGGTTGTCCACGCAGTAGCCCATCGGCACTTGTCCACCCATCCACATGCCTTTGCGCTTGGAGGCGGCGAATTTGTCGCGGATGCGCTCGCCAGTCACCTCTCGTTCGAATTGAGCGAAGGACAGCAGGACGTTGAGCATCAGGCGACCCATGGACGTGGCTGAATTGATCTGTTGGGTGACTGAGCTGAAGCTGGCCTTGTACCGATCAAAGAGCTGAATCATCTTGGCAAAGTCAGCCAGTGACCGTGAAAGCCGATCGATCTTGTAGACCACCACGATGTCGATCTTGCCGTCCTGGATGTCTTGCAACAGGCGCTTGAGGCCTGGGCGGTCCATATTGCCGCCGGTGAAGCCCGGGTCTTCGTAGTTATCCTCGACTTGCTCCCAGCCCTCTGCGCGCTGACTGGCAATGAATGCCGCGCCAGCTTCACGCTGCGCATCGATGGAGTTGAAGGTTTGATCCAGCCGTTCGTCCGAGGAGACGCGGCAATACACCGCGCAGCGCTTGGGAGTGACTTGTTGCGTCTCGCTCATGCCTTCTTGCCTTTCAAGCCAAAGAAGGCTGGTCCGGACCATTGCGTGCCCGTGATCAATTTGGCGATGGCCGATAGGCTCTTGTACCGCTGGCCGTCGAATTCGTAGCCACCCGTGGGGAGCACCGTGACCTTGTATTTGTGGCCATCAAATTCACGCAAAAGCGTGGTGCCCGGGAGCAGTGTCCGGGTGGTTGGCGCAGCAGTCTTAATCTTCGAGAACCTGGCACCGTAGTCGGCCAGCATGTCGCGGGTGCCGCTGGGCAGGGCGCCATAGGCCTGCTCTTGCAACTTGTAGATCAAGCGTGACTCGATGTGCGTGCGGTTTGGCCTGGCAGGCCGGTGCACAAAAAACTGATCCCACAGGGCCCAGAGCTCGGGCATTTTCATGTTCGGCAGCGCGTGCAATTTTTCGGAGATTTGGCCGGTACGCAGGATGTCGTGTATCGGCGGGATGGTGTTTTTCAAGACTGTGACTCCAGGTGTGTAGACGGGTTTGCATTGACGCTCTGGTGGGCATGTAAGTCGAGGAACTTGTCTCGATCAGTCGCATATACCCAACTGCTGTGCGCCTGCGTGAGGGCCTGGTGTTGATCTACGACCGCTTGTGCGATCAGGTGAGCGATTTGCGCGAGGGAGAGATACCCACTTTTCTCGGCCGGATTGCCTTGGACTGGGGTTTGAAAGTGGTTCATCGAGGTGCTTTGATTGATCAAATCTGACCTCGGAAATCGTAGCCAAAACACCCAAATTCGAGTCGTTGTTTTAGAGGGCCATCAACGCGCTTGAGAGCACAAAGCCGCATGAATCCTGGCTTTTTCTGAAACCTCCCAGCAACCATGCGGTCTGTAGCGACGGTTTTGACAGATTTTCAAAAAGCTGTATATTTATCCAGCAATCCGGCGAAAACCACCAAAAGCCCCAGGACGAAGGACCAGGGGTTCAGACGCCTCATTGCCCAACGAAAAACAACAAGGAGATATTCGTGAGCCGTAACCAAACCTACGCCGACATATTGCTGAACCTGCCTGTCGACGACACCCTCAAAACCTTCATCGAGCGCCATGCTTTGCCCATGCCCGAGGGCTGGGCATGGAGCGACACGGTCCAGACTTCAAGACGACTGATCGGGCTGATTCAGGCGCACCCTGTGGTAGCCATGCGAGACCGCATCGTGGCGGGGTTGCATGCCTGCACGCTGCTGGCCCACCCACTGGGCAAACAGGCCATGTTCCAAGCTGCCCATGACCGACCGGCCGAACTGGTGGGCCTCATTGCCTGCAAGAGCGATCTGCACCGTGCCTTCTGGTTGTATGTCCACCACCCGGCATTGTTCGAAGCCGCAGCGGAAATCGAATACCTCGACCACCATGGTCAACAAGCCCAACAGCATGACCTGGGCCTTAAACGGAGCATCAAGCGTGACGAGGTGTCGATCGCAGCATTCGGTGACGCCATCAAAGGCTTCTACCAGCGGGAGTTGGGGTGCGGCGAGGTGTGTGTGGTCAATGTACTGGACCGGGCGCGCGGCACGCAACTGATCTCCATCCATGCCAAGGACCTGGCCACGGCCAAGCTGGAGTTCGAGGGCAGCCAGTTACAGCGGCGGGTGGGCAGTCCGAACATTCACATGGTGCTCGAGTACGCCCAAACCACCGGTGTAGCTCGCACCATCATCCGTGGTGGGGCTAAGTACCACGCCATGCTGTGTGAGGCCTTTGCCAGGCACCTGCTGGGTATGGAAGCCGATGCCCAGCGGATCCAGACGCCACGCCTGAACCTGTCTACGCTGCGCTTGGGACTGAACATCCCACAGGCGATTGATGACGGATTCGTTGGCCTGCAGGTCAAGAGCGTGACCGTGGTCAGCGGTTGCGGGCAACTCAAAATGGAATGCACGGCCAGTGTCGCCAGCGATCAGCGCTGCGTGACGGACCTGCTGCAGGACTACTTCGGTGCAGAAAACCCGCTCGCACGTGGCTGGGCCATTCAGGCTGCTGTCCTCAATTTTTATCTGGCCCCGATGCAGGGTAAGAGCCGCTGTCAGGTGGTCAGTGTGGAGATCACCAGCAAGGGGCGATTGAACCTGCACAAGTTCGATGAGAAGCTGCGTGCCCAACTCGAGGGCTATTTGGTTCAGATTGGCATCCTGAAGGCGCAGCAGGTGCTTAAACCCGACCGGGAGCAGGAACAGCCCCAGGCCGTAGCTACCAGCTTGTTCGAGTGAGGTGTGAATGGAGCTGACACCCAATCAACAAGCCATCAGCTTGACCGCTTTGATGTTCGTTCGGGGCAGCGCATCCTTTGAGAGCAGCCTGCATGATGAGGAAATGGCAGCGCTGGAGCTTCTCAAGCAGGCGAAGGCGGTTGTGCCTGGGGTGGTCAACAGCCGCGATGCCGTCTGTGCTTTCTGCGGCATGTACCGTGGTCCGATCTTCAGGAGTGATGAAGGGCTCATGGTGCAGTGCCCGGACTGTGGGCCGTTTGCACTGGATCCGGCCAGTCAGCGCAGTTGGAGACTGGACGACGAATGGTTGATCCGCAAGTTGCGCGGCGCACTGGACATCTCGCCGCACGCAACCACCACTCAGATCGTCGATGGGGTGTGGGACATTGGCCGGTATAAGAAGCGGCCGGTGGTTCTGGCTCGCCGTATCGACTTGGTGGAGCGCCATGGGCTGCGGATTTTTCATGGGCCTGAGCCACGCAGTAAAAGCTGGGTGATCACGCCACGGCCTTTGGTGCGGGTACCACTGGAGCCGTTGGCCGGGACGGCTGAGTGGTGGCAACTGGAAGACCGGTTCGCCTTGCACGGTTTGGCATTGAGATTGCTTGATCCGGACCAAGGCGAAAAAGCCGATGTCCCGCAAGATGGCATACCGAGCGTGGCTGTCCATGGGCCCTTCAGTGAAGACTTCGCCTGGGTGCACCTGGATGACTGGCCGCACGGTCCCATTCGTTTGACCGAGGCCCAGGCGAAACTTTTTGCGGCACTCTGGAAGCATCGTCACCTGGCGCAGTCTGCCGAGTTCCTCATGAGAGAAGCGGGACTGGGCAGTGAGCGACCCATAGATATCTTCAAGTTGAAAACATCCAATCGTGGTGACCCTCGGTATGAGGGACCGCTGCTTGCGTATGAAAAACTGGTAGCGCGTCAGCGCCGTCAAGGGTTGTATTGGTTAGCGCTTTGAACTATTTAGCCCGCCCTGGCCCTGGAGTGGGTCACGCAGCTTCCAGTCAAACCAGCCCTTCACACAATTCCACATAGCAGTCATTCGCTCTCATTTATGATGGCCGGCTACAGAGCCTCGGTCGAAAATTTAATCCTGCCTGACTGAAGCAATTGCTCGAGATGGGTTCGCGTGGAACTCGGCGCATTTATCAAGAAAGCACAGGCAACGGGCGCAAAGGCTTCAATCGCATCAATCGGCGCTGAGTAGACCATTCCCTTTCGTGCAATCTTCAAAACATCCGTGACGTTGTTTATTGCCCCCCATTCGATCTTCGGCGAAAGCGTGTGACTGAACTTATTACGTACCGCGTTGACGTTTTGAATGCCTTGTTTGACGAAACCTGCCGCTGAGAGGTCATCTTTCAGGAGCTTGGCCTTTTGACCGAAGGTGAGTTTCAGTTCCTCAAGGTTCTTTACCTTGTACTCGGTCTTAATATGCTCGTTCATGTATTGCTCGATCACAAGATGAACGCGAAGTACTCTTCCGATCGCGTTATGATCCGCCGAAAACGTTGCATCAAAACGATCAATCTCTGCCTGTGCCTCTTTCGTTAATACGTCCATCATGGGCGCGAACAAATCAAGAATTTCGTTCTGAATTTCAGGGCTAATAATAGTAGCTCGTGTGACGTCGGTCATTCCGTGTTCCTTTTAGCTTGTCGAGATCATTGGGATCAGCCTAGCCGCCTAATTGGAGTAATGTAGATGAACCATTCGCTTTGCCAAACGTTTCGGAGAATAGCTTTTCGCACATTCGATCATCTGGGTACAGCTAAGGTCGTGAATCATCAGCCCCTTGAAGAGACATTTACTGACCTTAACATTCTTGATTTGAAATTCAGGCATGGCTCGGAAATCTTCTCGAAGACCTTTTCGAAGAACGTTGAGGGAAGAAATGGAGCGGATTGGGAGTGGTGGTTAACAAATAGAACTATGGACAATTGGCTTGGACTTCGGGTGCAGGCCAAGGTTCTGAATTTGGCCTCTGACTGCTTCGAGCATCTTCATTACCGTTCGGGTGACCCGAAAGAATACCAAAGAGTAAGGCTCAAGCGTGCCAGCAAAAATGATGGGCTAATTCCCCTATATTGCTATTACCTGCATTCGCTTGATCTTAAAAATTCAGTATCCGCCACCTGCAGTAGCTTTCCTTACGATATGGAGGCGTATGGATGCTCATTGAGCTCGCTTGAGCATGTGGAAAATCTATTCACTGCAGGGCAAAAGAAGGATTTGGCGTCGGTATTGAAGCGATCTTATCCATGGCACTGTCTTGTGTGTTGTTCGGGATATGGCGGCAAGGATCTTCCAACGCAGGCCTGGGAGTTTCTCAAAGGAGCGTTTGATGTTCAAGAATCAAATAAGAAAAAGGACGATGCCATAGATCCGGGTAAACCTATTGGACCTCGCCCTGAACCGCCGATTCATGTGAGAGAAGCAATGGAAGGCACGGAGAGCGAAAACGCTCCCGCAGATATTGGCGGTGTGCTAATTATTAAATCGAGTGTCAGAGGCTAACCATTCGCTGCAGGCGCGACGGTCCTGACGTGGCGCGACCCGGGCTCAAACGTTGAATTCCCGTTTTTAACTCTCGTGTCTGGCTGCGTTGGGTCCGGTAGAGGCGGTCAAAAACGACAGTCACAGTTCGGCCAGGAGCAGTCCTTGAAGGCTGATTGCATTCGCGTAGACTAGACGCTCACTATTAGCGGTTTGTACGCAGCACGGTGAAACACTTTAACGACACTTGGAGACTATGTGGCTGATTCCGAATACTTGAAGGATTTCAAGGCAGTTTGGGGCGATTCTTGTCAATCAATGTGGGCGGAATTGCTCGCACTTTCGATGGCCGAGTCCCACGTAATTTCCAACTACGCCAAAATTCCAAGCGATCTGTTGCTCACGGAGATGTTCTATACGCCAGTACTGCGAGGGCGATTGGAAGACTTGCGAAAGGACACTTACCTTTCACGAGTTGGTATATACCGCCTCGCTGTCATTACAAATCGCTTGGTGGTCCTCTCAGCTTCGTTCGAAACATACTTCTCATATTTTTTGGATGCATTCATTCAAACGAAACCGAAGTACTTCGATAAGGCAGAAAATGCACGTACACCAGCGGGCGACAAGTTGCTAGGTGATGTCACAAAGATTCGCGGCTTAAGCGCGCGAATCAAAAAATTCGGCGAGTTGGCTCCGTCAAAAATCAAGTCAATCGAGGCACGCTTGACTTACCTAGACGATGTGTACATGCTCAGAAACGTGCTTGCTCATCGCGCAGGTCTAGTGGATGCCCATGCGTCTAGCGTCCTAAAACATCTCAAATTCAACGCTGGGGATCGCGTGTCGCTCTCAACGGACAAGCTGCTTGAATTAGCCGCCCCAGTCGTTAAGATTGCTGAGGCGCTTGATCAAAAGCTCTAGTAGATTGGGTGGATCCCTCAAAAGCAGTACAGAGCAGTCTATAGAAAGAAGTGGAAGTTGCTTCAACGAGTGAGGCGCGAGCCGATGAGCGACTGGAATAATTGAAGGATTTCTACCTTTGTTCGACCACTACTAATGATGGATAGGAAATTGTCGAATTTCATCGAAACTTGCACTCCGCTTCTTGGATTGAGCAGAACGAAGTGCTGCCATTCTTCGCTGTGCCCCTCGATTGACGCGGAGAAGCTGAGCAACCAATATATGGCGATTTGGCGATAGTCGGCCGCAGAGAATCGTTTGGCCGTGCATTTCACTTCGACCAATGTGGAACCTAGAGAGAAATCTCCGTGACCGTTTGCAATCCACTCAAGGCCTGGGATTTGGGGCCGAATCACGATCGTATGCCCACTTGTCCGACTCATCTCCGTCATTGTGTTGGCGAGATTTCTCCCAACAGTTTCCGCCAATAGCTGGTCACCTTCAGTAAGTTGATCGGGCAACTCAGCGTCGAAATAGACGCGTTGCCGACGCAGGGTTTCAGCGAAACATCTTGGCCAATCAATGACGACTGCGCCACTAAGAAGAGTCTCGCCTACGGTGTAACCGAGCTCGAAGAGCATTGCACGCTGTAGAGTCGAACGTCGTATAAGGTCAGGTCGGAGCGGCTGGATAGGTACAGTTAGCTCAGATTTGTTGAAGTAAGCCACAACGCCCGGCGTTAGTTGTGGAAACACTTCATCGAAGACTCCTGGGATATTTCGCGCTACTGTGCGTGGGTCAAACTGCATCGCTAATCCCTTGAGCCCATTGCATGAAAACGGACGCGAACCGTGGCTCTGCGCCGCGTGGAAGCTTACTGAGCTTCGCTTTGTCCTTCACTTCGTCAAAGGGTAGCTCGACACCGAGTGCCCACGATTGGCTCGCGGCACGTTTTGCCTGCAGTCGAGCCTTTGCTCCTTCATCGCCGAACTCTAGTGAGGCGAACCAGTACAGCCGTTGGCATTCCGGACTCATTTGCTGCCAGCGATTACGCAAATAATTAAACGCTACGGTATCACCCCATCCGCGCCAGCATTCGATGCAAGCCCGTCGCACGATGTCTAGTTGCGATTCGTCAAACAACTGACGCACAAACAGTACGCGGCTTGGAGTGCTTTGAAAACGCAAACTCCGCAGGTAGTGGAGTAAGCTGGTGTCTGCCTTCAACAGATGCGCTGAGTGTTTTGGCACGGCATCTAGCAAAGAATCAAGCGTTGCGTGGATACTAGAAAACCTTGTATCGCCTCGAAGAGTGGCAATGCCCCGCATGATTGTCGAAAAAGACGAACGAAACGCATGAAGGTTTTGCTGTTTTAGCAGTGTCCCTGCTATTTCAAGTGCAGCAACCGGCTCATGGAGTCGCATAGTCCGCCCAATCTGGGTTACGAGGAAGGAGTCGGGCAGGGACTTCTCAAGCTCACGGTTCAGGAGTTTTCGTACATCAAGTGTCTCTACAGTTTCCACGAGAGACTCATAGTCCTCTTCGGGACTGTCGGAGTATGGATCGAACTTGAGGTCGATGCTTCGCAGCTTCGCAGCCTCGACGTCATCGCCACCAAGTTGTGATGTGACGTAATCACGATAGTGTTTCGAGGACAAAAACACGGTCTTCGACTTGTTCAAGCTCAATCCGTAGTCCATCAATGCATGTGCCACAATGCCGAGAGCACGGTATGCCTCTGCAGCATTCTTCGCAATGAGCACATAGTCATCAACATACCGGTTCCATTGGATGCCCTTGGCAGTCAAAGACGCATCTACTTGGTTTAGTACAAGTTCAGACAAAATTCGGGCGCCCTGGCCTCCCACAGGTAGACCGAATGAGCGACCTGCGAAGAACTTGCTAAGCAGCGCATTAACTTGCTTCGCCACTGCTACGGCATCGCCGCCAAGGCCGCCTATTACGTTTTCAACGTAGTGATGAGAGACGTGCTCATAGAAGCTGGAAATATCTGTTTGTACGACAAATGCCTCGCTACCAGCTATGTTCGCCTGAGCTACCGTTGCTTCCTTAAAGGCGCGCCACGACTTGGTCTCATCGAATAGCTGTTCGCCTCCGTCAAGCAAGAATCGGTAGGAATGAGCGAAAGGAGAACGATTCGGTTCAAGTGCTTCCGCGATTGCAATCGCCAATCCATTGAGATAGATGTTCCAGAACGGATGTATCTTTGCTACCACCCGAAATCCAGCTGGACCTGAGGGTGCAAGCAGCCGCTCGCTATGAACATGCAACTCCGCGATGCGTTCATGATTGTCTTTGCTCGCTTGACTGTCACGAAGTTCAGCGTAGAAACCGTAAGCGATGGTTGCAAGTGCCTCGGCCTCGTCACCACAGAACCGAACGTCCATGTCAAATGGCAAGGTGTCGTTGTCGCCGTGTTTTGATACCTCGCGGGCAGCGCGTTCGAAATGATGCAGTTCAGGTTTGAGCAAAAAAGTTTCCTGTTATGGTGTTTGCGCCTTTTTTGTCGGAGCGGCATTCCAATACTAAGGCAATTGACTGACTGTTGAGGAAACTTCGATTTGCTTGATCAGAACTAGGTGGCCATGAGTGATTGAAATACGCGATTTATGCAATCAATTTTGTTCGAAGCAATTCAATGACCGAATTCAGATCTGGTGCTTGCAACTGGTTCTTCTTGATGAATGCTTGCCATTGCTTGATCTTTTGGGGATCGTCGCCAAAGACGGATGTCAGGCCAATGGGGGTGGAGGCTGGCATGGGCGTATTACGCCGGTCAAGGGTTGCCATGATCGCCGTTTGCACCAACGCTGGATCAAGCTCTTGTGTTGTGAGCAGCACCCAAAGATCGAAATAGTCCTTAAGCCGAGTGTTGGCCATGCCCAGTGAAACGATGGCTTCGAACTTTTCCGCAACCACGGTGTACCGGGGATAGACCCTGATCTTGGGCGCTGGCAGTTCTGTCAGCATCACCGGATAGTCGGCCAGCTCAGGCGCTGGGGTGACGGCATCACCATAGCCAATGTCGATCTGGACTGGGCTGCGAGCGCCATCGAGATGGCCGGTCAAGGTTACTCGAAGACCTGAGTAATTGGCTTCCTTGCGGATTTCGGCGACACGGATGGTGTCGGCATCGAACACGATCCCGTCATCACATTCGATTGCGCAGATCTCCCGGAATGCTTCATGCACCAACGGTTCTTCCGCCAAGCCAAAGCCCAGCAGGTCAATGTCCCGGGTGGGGCGATGCGGGACGTCAAACCACATGTCAAAAAGCAACGCGCCTTTGAGCAGGAAATTGTCCTTGTTGGATGAAACGCTCAGGCGATAGAGCAGGCGCTCCAAGCCATATCGGGTCAGCACCAGCGAGAAGTCCTGGTTTTCCGCCTTGGCTTTGTTGAGCAGTCTGGCCCGTACAGATGCGGGTTTGTTGATCACGTGGTTAGTCCTTCCAGGTATGGACGCATGACGTTTTGCACTCTGCAAATCTGCCCGTAGTGCCAAAGCTCATCCATAGAGACACGCTTTGCATTCCACGCCTCTTTCAGCGCCTCCATGGCCACGTCCAGGCCAATCTTGTTGCGGTACTTGAAGCAGTCTGCAATGGTTTTGGGCACATTCGTGATCTTCACAGGTACCCCTTCAATGTTGTGAAGTTCGATGCCCTCGGAGAGCGCTGCTCCACTGAACCGTGCGACATGAAGGGGGGGGTAGGACATCTGTGGTGACCTGGCCTTGTTGTCTACCGCAATCCACACCTCAAAGGGCGCTTGGGTTGTCAGTCCGTGGAAGGACAGGGCAGACAGAAGACACACCAGTACCTGGGGATGCTTGCTTGCGACTTCGGCAAGGCTGGCGAATTCGGATGCTTTGCGTTGCGGCAGTGCATACAGCCCCCGGCTGACCTTGTGCAGTAGTCCTCGCTGGGCAAGCTGCGCCAGGTACATGCGTGAATGCCCCCGGGCAACGGCGTCGCTGGGGCGCAGCAGAACCTTGCCCTGGGCGAGATCGAGAAGGTAGTCAGAGGTGGCTTCCATGGCGACATTATTTCATAACGTCGGTACTTGTCAATAAATACCTACGTTATGAAATTTCAGAGAGGGAGGCGAGGACATGGTCCAGGTGTCGGGTGGAGCGGAAATCGGATTAAAGAACTGGAGATATCGCCAAAGTTCTTTATTCAGTTCCTTAACAGTTCTTTATTGATTTCCTGAAATAGCAGCGTTGTCCCCCAACTCTTCGAAAGGAGTTACCAATGCTGCTTGCAACACCAGCACTCGAGGCGCCAGTTTTCCTGAGCGCCGCTTCCCCTGAATCCACCATGCCCAAGCAGCTGGTGCTGACCGAGGCTGACTTGGCCTCGCGCTGGGCCATGAGCCCTAAAACCCTGCAGCGCTGGCGTATGACTGGCACAGGGCCGACCTATCTCAAACTGGGTAAACGGGTGAGCTACCCGCTCAACGCCGTGATCGCCTTCGAGAACTGCGTCCAGCATGTCTCGACCTCCAAGCGTATCCCCGGGAAGGCAGGTGCGGCATGAACCACCTGCAATTGCAGCAAGCTGCGCTGCCTGACCTCTCCGTGAGCCAGATCAGCCGTCTGCCCAAAGACCAGCTGGCCCATTTCAGCAACGCGGTGCAGCAGCTTAATGACTGGACGGTGGAGATGCGTGGCCGGATCAACCGGGCCATGGAAATCCGCTACGCCGACCAGATTCGCCATGCCGAATGCCTTGGCCAGGAGGAAGCAGCCAGGTTTCGCATCGACGACGGTGACCTGCAGATCGATGTCTCGCAGCCCAAAGAAATCGTCTGGGACCAGCAGCACCTGTCCCAGATTGCTGAACGGATGGTGGTGGCCGGTGACCGGGTGCAGGACTTCATGCAAGTCCAGTTCTCGGTGGCCGAGCAGGACTACGCCCGCTGGCACCCACTGCTGCGCGCGGCATTCCAGCCCGCCCGCAAAGAGCTGATCACTGAACCCACCTTCCAGATCCGCTGGGTCGGCGAAGTCCAGCTTTGAGCGGACTGCCACTTGGACAAACCAGAACACAACCCCACACAACAGGAAAACCCTCAATGAACAACGACAGCTACACCCAGGCCGCAACCTATGGCCAATCCTCGACCCACGGCGCCCCAGGTGCCTGGTGTGACTTCAATGACGCCGATGCACAGCAAGGCGAGTTCAACCTGATTCCTAAGGGCACCCAAGCACTGGTGCGCATGGCCATCAAACCTGGTGGCTATGACGACGCGAGCAAGGGCTGGACGGGCGGCTATGCCACGGCATCGGATGAAACCGGCGCGGTGTTCCTGTCCTGCGAGTTCGTGCTTCTCACCGGGTCGTTTGCCAAACGCAAGATCTGGAGCAATGTTGGTCTGCACTCCAACAAAGGGCCTATCTGGGCGCAGATGGGGCGCAGCTTCATCAAGGCCGTGCTCAACAGTTCGCGCAACATCCATCCCGACGACGCATCCCCAGAGGCGCAGCGTGCCCGACAGATCCGCAGCTTCGGTGACCTCGATGGTGCCGAATTCGCAGCCCGGATCGGCATTGAAAAAGATGGCCAGGGCGAGTACCGAAACATCATCCGGCTGGTGATCGAGCCCGATCACAAGGAATACGCAGAGCTGATGCAGGCCAAGCTGCAACGCGACGGTGGCACGGGTGGAGGCTCCGGTGGGGCCCCGGCAATGGCCTCTCCTGCATCAGCAGCAACAGCCACCCAGTCCGGGGCCAGCTACACCCCCCGTCCGGGTAATGCGCAGGCTCGGCCTGCATGGGCGCAGTGATGGCGGCTTTGCATGAAATGCTGGGTGTGTTCCCGTCAAGCCAAAGGCTTCGGTCATGTGGATCTTCGCTTCAAGGTGGGGCACCCCAAGCGGTACCCCATCGACTGGATCTTTTGTTCGCAGCGCTGCCAGGCCTGTTTCCACCGGCTGTACGCAGCCGGTGTGCGGGCACTCGAGCGCGAGGGCACTTTGCCGACGGGAGTAGGCGTGATTGATCCGACGGACGCCGAACTGGCTGCCATGCAGCAGTGCCTCAAGCCGCTGGGCGAGGCCGCCGGTGAAATCGGTATAGACCGACCACTGTCGAGCTACACCCAGCAAGAGGCCCTGCGGCTGATCAATGCCGTGGTCACGACCTATGTCGAGGCCATGGTGCAAGAACACGAGCGCAGCAAGTACCCACCTGTTCGCATGCAACTGGATCAATCGCCATAGAGACGACTTTGAGTCGATTGTCCTGAATCCACCGCAGGACGCAGCGTCCTGCGGATTCCATCTTCTACCAACCGATGCGGGTGAAACAGATCACCTGCAGGGGAGACTATTTCATGAATGAACCTGAATCCTTGGCTTCTCCATTGAGCCTGCAAGCAGCGGGCGAGAACGACTTCAGCGATGAGCCGCTGCTCACAGCCAAACGTGCATCCAAGGCGCTGAACCTGCCGCTGTACTACTTCACCAAAACTGCAAAGCGCAAGGCCCTGGGGCTGCCGTTCTACTGCGTCAATCGATTGGTCCGCTTCAGATTGGGTGAGCTGCACCAGTGGCAGATTGCCTATGCCCACAAGCTGCTTGAAGAACAAGACGCAGCTCTCCAAGAGGGAGGTGCGCATGCTTGATTTCAACGACGCACCCACTTCGACCACGCGCAAAGCAGCGGGGGATGGCACCGATGCCAATCGAGAGAAATCCGAAATCCGAACAGCCCTCAATGACCAGCTGGCCCTCCTGGCTGTGGATATCTGGCCTTCGGGCAAGCGCCGCCAGAACAAATACCTGGTGGGCGATGTGATGGGTGGTCCGGGCGACAGCCTGGAGTTGTTGCTCTCTGGCCCCAAGGCCGGGCTGTGGACAGATCGTGCCACAGGCGAGGGCGGAGACATCTTCGATCTGATCGCCCGCTACTACAGCTTCAATGTGCAGACGCAGTTCCCGCAGGTGCTGGAGAAAGCCCGGGAATGGCTCGGCCGTGTCACGGTCATGCCGCCCAGCGCCGTGGCAGCAAGCAAGGCCAAGGCACCCGTGGTCGATGAGCTGGGTCCTCCAACTGCCAAGTGGGACTATCAGGATTCCAGCGGCAAGCTCATCGCGGTGGTGTACCGGCACGACCCTGAGCATGGACGCAAGGAGTTCAGACCTTGGGATGTGCGTCGCCGCAAGATGACGCCGCCCGAACCACGTCCGCTGTACAACCAGCCCGGCATGCTCAAGGCCGATCAGGTGGTGCTGGTCGAAGGAGAAAAGTGCGCCCAAGCCCTGCTCGAATTCGGTGTGTGTGCCACCACGGCCATGCACGGTGCCAATGCGCCGGTTGAGAAAACCGATTGGTCGCCGCTGTCTGGAAAGCATGTCCTCATCTGGCCCGATCGGGACAAGCCCGGCTGGCTGTACGCGGACCGTGCCTCGCAGGCCATCTTGCAGGCAGGGGCCAAGTCGTGCGCCATCTTGCAGCCTCCCGCACAAAAGCCCGAAGGCTGGGATGTGGCCGATGCTCTGACCGATGGCTTTGACATTGCCGGGTTTCTGGCCGTGGGCGAGCGTATGCCTATCACGCGTGAATTCGGCGCAAACGACATCGCCATGCCGATCGAGGGCATCGACTATTCCACCGAAGATGGGCTGGCTCTGGCGTTCTCGCACCAGTTCGCCGAGGACTGGCGTTACTGCGCCCCGTGGTCCAAATGGCTGGTCTGGAATGGCGTGCGCTGGAACGTGGACAAGCAGCTGTACATCATGCACCTGAGCCGCACGGTGTGCCGCAGCGCCGCTATGTTTGCCGAGACACCGCGCATGAAAGCCCGCATGGCCAGTGCAGCCACCATCTCGGCCGTTGAGCGTCTTGTGCGATCTGACCCCCGACAAAGCGCCACTGTTGACGAGTGGGATGCCAATGCCTGGCTGCTCAACACGCCCGGCGGCATTGTGGACCTGCGAACCGGCGCGCGTGGACCGCACGACCGCGATCGACGCATGACCAAGGTGACCACGGCCACGCCGCAGGGCGAGTGCCCGGTCTGGCGCAATTTCCTGGTCAACGTGACTGGGAGCGATCAAGAACTGCAGGACTATCTGCAACGCGTGGTGGGCTATTGCCTCACGGGCGACTTGAGCACGCACGCCCTGTTTTTCCTCTATGGCACAGGGGCGAACGGCAAGTCGGTGTTCGTGAACGTGATCTCCACGGTGCTGGGCGACTACGCGGCCAATGCGCCCATGGACACCTTCATGGAGTCGCGCACCGATCGTCACCCCACCGATCTGGCCGGTCTGCGTGGTGCCCGCTTTGTCTCAGCGACAGAAACCGAGCAGGGCAGGCGCTGGAACGAGTCCAAGATCAAGGCGATCACGGGTGGGGACGACATCACGGCGCGCCTGATGCACCAGGACTTCTTCACCTACAGGCCGCAGTTCAAGCTCCTGATTGCCGGTAACCACAAGCCCGCGATCCGCAACATCGATGAGGCCATGCGCCGCCGCATGCACCTGATCCCCTTCACGATCACGGTCCCTCCTGAAAAGCGGGATCCGCTTCTGACCGAGAAGCTTTTGGCCGAGCGTGACGGCATCTTGGCCTGGGCATTGGAGGGATGCCTGCAGTGGAAGAAGCTGGGACTCAAGCAGCCCCAAAGCGTGGCCGAAGCGACCGAGGAGTACTTCGAGGCCGAAGACGCCATGGGCCGGTGGATCGCTGAGCGCTGCAACCAAGGACCCAGCCACAAGGCGCTGACGGCCACACTTTTCAACGACTGGAAACAGTGGGCCGAGCTCAGTGGCGAGTACGTGGGCACCCAGCGCAGGTTCTCGGATGCCTTGCTCACCAGGCGCCTTGAGAAATGGCGCAACTCCATGGGCGTGCGCGGTTATGTGGGCCTTGACCTCAAACAGCCCACCTCGCTGCCTTCGCGCGCCTACCCCTACAACGACGATTGAGAGACAAACCCAATGAAAAAGATTTCAAAAGCAGGGCTGATTGCCAGATCTCTGACGTGCCTGACTCTATTGAACATTTGTTCTTTACGCGTATACGCGTATACAGATAAGAGTCATAGATGTTTGAATGCGGCAAAAGCGTCAGTCACATTGTCAAAACCGGACAAGTCCGCTTTTGACTTCCCAGCGGCGCACCGGAATATTGCGTTTGGAGGGCAGGTATGAAAATCCCTCCAGCACGTTACCCCTCGCCCCTTGGGCGCATGCAGGCCACTCCCATGGATGTCGAGGCGACCAAGCGCCAAGGGTGGCGCGAGCAGCACATCCTGGTCATCTCCCATGATGACGAACGCCTGGATTTTCTGGAGCGCCAGCTCATTCGCAGCATTGGCGAGCGGCTCTACGGGCAAGGCCAGGGCCATGGTCATCCCAAGGGAGGTGGCCATGGTTGAAGCCTGGACAGTCGAGACGGTGGCAGACCGATTTGTGGATGCGGCCAGAACGGCCAGGCGCCTGCCACGCGTGATGGTGCAGGGCTATGCCAGCACCTGGCCCATCGTGATCCTGCCAGGCGATGCCTACCCGGATCCACACAAGGTGTACCGATTGCCGCCCCCATCCCCTCAGGATGTGGAGCGCATGCTCGAAGTCATGCGTTGGGTGCAGTTGCTTGAACTGGACGAGCGGCACTTGGTGTGGATGCGGGCCAAGCGCTTTGACTGGGTGGAGATCAGCAAGCGCTTTGCCTGTGACCGCACCACGGCGTGGAGACGCTGGAAGCGGGACATGCAGGTGGTGGCCGATCTGCTCAACCGGCAGGCCCAGCCACTGAAAAAGTGAGGCCTGTCATCTGGAGAGGAAATTAGCGTGTTTTGGCGGTCATGCGCGGCGCTATTGACGTTCAAACGTGAATGCGCGGTTTTTGGGGCCAAAACACGCTGCAACATTTCGGCGATTTGCAGCTACATTTTCATCTACGGTGGACAAACGAGTGCAGAGACAGTGATGACAGTCACACACAGTCGATGACACCTGAAACTTCTCCGAAACAGTCGAGGAATAGTCAAAGACAGTCGATGACATCGACGTCTTCTGACGATGTCCGACCCCTATCGATGAACTTCGATTTCCCCGGACTCCTGGTACTCCACCAGCTTTTCCAACGGCATGTACACAGTCGGCTTTCCCTCCCGGAAAACCTCCAGGCGTCCATGAACTTCTGATCCCACCTCGTAGGTTCCCGCAACCAGCGGCGTAAAGCCCGCTCCGGATGCTGTGGCCTCAGTCGGGCTTTTGCGGGCCAGAACCCCGCGAACTACTTTGATTTGCACTGCAGAACATTCTCGTTTTGCGGTCGATTTTACCGGTCACCCCCGTGAATCATCCTGAGATCCGAATGGTCCCAGTGGACGTGCTCGTCCCCTACGCTCGCAACGCCCGCACACACAGCGATGCCCAAGTGGCCCAGATCGCGGCCTCCATTACCGAGTTCGGCTGGACCAACCCGATCCTCACGGACGGTGCCAAGGGCCTGATTGCTGGCCACGGTCGCTTGATGGCTGCGCGCAAGCTCGGTCTCAAGGAGGTGCCGGTCATTGAGCTGGGGCACCTGACGCCCGAGCAGAAGAAAGCCTACATCCTGGCCGACAACCGGTTGGCCGAGAACGCTGGCTGGGATGACGATCTCTTGAAACTCGAGTTGGCCGAGCTCAAAGCGGCCGACTTCGATCTGGACCTGATGGGTTTCACCGACAAGGAGCTCGAAGAGCTGCTCAACGGCGACGAGTCAGGCGGTGGTTTGACTGAGGATGATGCAATCCCAGAAGCACCAGTAGATCCTGTTTCCAGACCTGGGGACTTGTGGATTCTCGGCAACCACCGCCTCCTTTGTGGCGACTCAACGATCCTGTCGGATGTGGAGCGCCTCATGGGTGGCCAATTGGCCGACATGGCCTTCACCGATCCGCCTTACAACGTGGACTACGGCAACAGTGCCAAGGACAAGATGCGCGGCAAAGACCGGCGCATCATGAACGACGATCTGGGTGAGGGGTTCTTCCAGTTCCTCTACGACGCCTGCCTGAACCTGCTTCTGGTTACCAAGGGCGCCTGCTACGTGTGCATGAGCTCGTCCGAGCTGCACACCCTGCAAAAGGCCTGGATCAAAGCAGGTGGAAAATGGTCCACGTTCATCATCTGGGCCAAGAACACTTTCACGCTCGGACGTGCGGATTACCAGCGACAGTACGAGCCCATCCTGTATGGCTGGAAACAGGGCACGGACCACTTCTGGTGCGGTGACCGGGACCAGTCAGACATCTGGAACTACAACAAGCCCCGGGTCAACGACCTGCACCCGACCATGAAGCCGGTCGAGCTGGTCGAGCGGGCCATCAAGAATTCCTCGAAGAGCCGGGACATCGTTCTGGACCTGTTTGGAGGTTCGGGCACCACCTTGATCGCCAGCGAAAAGACCGGGCGTCAGGCTCGCCTCATTGAGCTCGATCCCAAGTTCGTGGATGTGATCATCAAGCGCTGGGAGGACTACACCGGCCAGCAGGCTATGCGTGAAGACGACGGGTTGAAGTTTTCTGAGGCAAGCGAAATGGCGCTTCCTGATCCAGCAGCCCAATGACGGTGGTCCACAGCAGCTTGCGTCAGAATCAGGGATAAGTCCAAGCCATGACCTCAGACCGGCATGTTCAATCTTCACTGCACCAAGAAGCTTCTCGATCGCATCAAACCAGAGGTTCAAGCCCCTCGGCATGGGACAACTCGTCTTGGCAACTGGTATGCCACGGCGCTGTTTTGGAAACCTCAAATGGCACTTGTGGTCAATGAGCGAACGCTTTTGCCTGTGCTGCTGCCCTTGGCGCCAGCGGCAACGCTTTCGCAGCGATTCCCGATAGCACTGAGTGATGTGCTTCGAGCGCTGGACATGCCAGGCGAATTCATTGATTCAGAAATCAGTGACATGAGTGAGGTGGTCTATGCCAAGACAGCCAACCGAAGCGTGCTGGGCGTGATGAACGAGTTTGCGTACCTGGCAGAGGGCTACCGTGATCAAGGTGGCTCAATCGATCCGGTTGCGTTGTCCCTCAAATTGGCAGGTACACCCTGTGGTCCTCTCTATAAAGGTGCAGTCTTTCCGGACAAGGCTCTGCGTGAGCTGGTCTATGGCGGTGCGATTCACTGACTCAATTCTGATGTTTATTTGTGACTGATCAGCCCAGACGCGCGAGGTAGCGAACGCTGTCTCCTCCGGATGGATCGATGAACAGGTAGGGGCGGCCAGGTGCGTGCACCATCACGCACAACCGGCCATCCCAGTAATCGCCTCCCTTGCCTTTGAGCCAGTCGCGAGACTTGCCAAGGTTCAATTTGAAGCCATCAAATTCTTCGGGGTCCATCTCCCGAATCTCGGTCACGTAGACCGCCTCGACGCCGCAAGCGGCAATGTCGGAGATGTCCGTAGGTTTGCGGCCAAAGGGCAGTGGGATGCTGAGCTTTTGAACCTGCAATTCGCGGCCATCGAAGTTGATGGTCGTGGGCTTGGATTCGATGGTGATAGTGATGGGGTTCATAAGGTCCTCAAACGGTTGTGGTGGTGATGCGGTAAACGCGGTCTGTGCCAGTCTGCTTCTCTGATGAGATCTCCAGCCCCAGCTTCTTCTTGAGTGCGCCTGCCATCGCGCCGCGCACGGTGTGAACCTGCCAGCCTGTGGCCTCGGTCATCTGCGGCAACGTAGCGCCCTCGGCGCGCCTGAGCAGCTCGATCAGCACAGCCTGCTTGGTGCCTTCGCGTGTTGAACGTGATGGCTGAGTGGTGATGCCAATCTCTTGCAGCCCTTTGGCTGTTGCCACATACACCTCGGGCTCTGACGCGCTGGGCTCAATCAGCTGTGCGTTGCGCATGGCCGTGAGCACCTTGATGCGTGCACCACCCTTGAGGGTGTCGGGGAAGTTGGTCAGTTTCTTTTGTGGATGCTGTGCAGCGGCTTCGAGCAGCGCGCGTTGTGTGTCCGTGAGTTTCATTGTTTTCCTTTCGATGTTGTTGATTTGTTTTGTGCTGCTGCAGTGGCGGCAGCGTGGCCTGCGGCGTAAGCAGCCTCCAGTGCGCTCTTGACGGCCCAGACCGAAACGTCGTGGAAGTCCAGGCGATCACGGTGCTGTGTCTCCAATGTTTCGATAAAGAAATGTTTCAGAGCGATCTGCTCAAAAAGCTTGTTGAGGTTCTTGTCTTGCTTCATCGGCTTGTTCCTTTCGTTGATCCAATGTGATGGATTGACGCTCTGAATCAAGATGAAGCCAAGTCAATTTTTCGAGCTGTCGCTTATTCCTTGAAAGCCGATTGAGATGCCGCTAAGTGCGCCTACTCCATGCAGATATCCGGGTTGCGCGCAGGTGCTGAACGTGCCCGGCTACTGCACCCATCACCAGCCCCAAGTGCACCGTGAGTACGGGCGTGCGCGGCGTGGGTTCGATACCGAGCTAGGCTTCTATCAATCGGCCAGGTGGCGCAACACACGTGCAGCGGTGCTACGGGATAACCCGCTTTGCTGCAGGTGCCAGGCTAAGGGCTTGTTGCAACCAGCCAAGGTGGTCGATCACATTGTTCCGGTGAAGCTTGGCGGTGAGCGCTTTGAGCGAGCGAACCTGCAGAGCCTGTGCGTGCCCTGTCACAACGCCAAGACCGCCTCAGAGACGGCATCCCTGCGCAACCAGGCCCCGTCCTGAGGGGGTAGGGGGTCTGAATCTCTACAGACTGGCGCCCAAGATGCGTGGGCTTGCGCAAATTTTTGTGCGTGCAAATTGAACAAGGGGGGGTATCCCTCAAACCTGCGCAGCAAAGGCCGTGCATCAGATGAACATCAAACCAAGCGGGTGATTTATGGGCGGACGCAAGCCACTGCCGACTCAAGTCAAGCAGATCAAAGGGACCTTGCAGCCATGCCGGACCAACTATCACGAGCCTGTTCCAGAGGGCTTGCTGGTGGAGCCTCCGGACTACATGCCAGAAGGTGCCAAGGCCGCCTGGCGCTACGCGCTGGAATGTGCCCCGCCCACGCTGATCCGCAAGCTGGACATGTCTGTGCTGGAGATCTGGGCCTGTGCGGCAGACCTGTACCGACAGGCCCAGGCGGGCATCGGCAAAACGGGACTCTTGGTGAAGGCGCCTCACAGCGGTGTGCCCATGCAGTCGCCGTACTTGGCCATTGCCAACAAGCAGGCCCAGATCATGACCAAGGCTGCGATCGAGATGGGGTTCACGCCTGCATCGCGTTCGCGCATCTCCATTCCAAACGAGCGACCGGGCGAAGAGCTCGATCTCTGGGAGGACATTGTTGGGTAAGACCGAGAGCAAACGATGAGTGGATATGCCGCGAGCGCCAAACAATATGCACAGCGCGTCGTATCGGGAGAGATCCTGACCTGCGAGTGGGTTCAGAAGGCCTGCAAACGTCAACTCGATGACCTGATCCGCTTCAAGCGCAAGAGCAGCATTTACCAGTTCAACCCGGAGCTGCTTGATCGGTACGGCAGGCCTTACCGACCCGCAGACAACCTCTGTGCCTTCATCGAGCGCCTGCCTCACGTCAAAGGCCCACTGGCCAGCAAGATGATTGTTCTGGAGCCATGGCAGGTGTTCATTCTGTCCACGGTCTTTGGGTGGGTCAAATCGGACGGTAAGCGCCGTTTCAGGCGTTCCTACATCGAGGTGCCACGAGGCAATGCCAAGTCCACCTTGTCATCGGCGGTGGGTTTGTACATGCTGGCGGCCGACCGCGAGGGTGGCGCCGAGGTGTACTCGCTCGCCACCACCCGCGATCAGGCCCGCATCGTCTTTGGCGATGCCCAGACCATGGCACGCCTGAGCCCGGGATTTCGGAACCGGTTTGCGGTGAACGTCGGTGCGCACAACATGCATGTGCTCCAGACTGGCTCCAAGTTCGAAGCGCTCTCGGCTGAGGGCTCGACGCTGGACGGCCTGAACATCCACTTCGGTTGTATTGACGAGCTGCACGCCCACAAGACCCGAACGGTCTATGACGTGGTGGAGACCGGCACCGGCAAGCGGGACAACTCATTGCTGTGGGTGATCACCACGGCTGGCAGCAACCGCTCAGGAATTTGTTACGAGGTCAGAAGCTTTGTCACCAAGCTGCTGAACCGAGTGTTCGAGGACGACTCTCAGTTCGGGATCATTTACGGCCTCGATGAAGGGGACGACTGGACGATCAAGGACTCCCTCATCAAGGCCAACCCCAACTGGGGCATCTCGGTGCGCGAGGAGATCCTGGTGCCCCTGCAGGCCAAGGCCATGCAGTTGCCCAGCGCGGTCAACAACTTCAAGCGAGCCTGGGACGCAGGCACCAATCCGGATCTGGAGTTGGACCAGTTTCTCGGGCAACCCTGTTGGGTGGGCCTGGACCTGGCCAGCAAGACGGACATTGCGGCGCTGGTCATGGTGTTTCAGCACCCTGACCCCAACGACAACATGCGTGACGCATATGCCGTGTTTGGCAAGTACTACCTACCCGAGGACACGGTCCAGGCTGCTGGCAACAGCCAGTACGAGGGCTGGGCCCATACCGGACGCCTGTCTGTGACGCCGGGCAACGTGATCGACTTCAGCTGGATCGAGGCCGATTTGCAGGACATCGCAACCCGGTTTTCGGTGGAAGCCGTAGCCTTCGACCCGTTCCAGGCCACGCAGCTCTCAACTCGGATGCTCTCTGAGGGCCTGCCCATGATCGAAGTTCGTCCCACGGTGCTCAATTTCAGCGAGCCGATGAAGACGCTTGAAGCCTTGGTCCTGCAAAAGAAGCTCGCCCATGACGGCGACCCGGTATTGGCCTGGATGGCCAGCAACGTGGTGGCCCACACGGACGTCAAAGACAACATTTACCCGCGCAAGGAGCGAGCAGAAAACAAGATCGACGGCATCGTGGCACTGATCATGGCCCTTTCACGGGCGATCAAACCGGGGGACTCGGTGGTGCTGGGATCCGACTACGAGCTGATGCTGCTCTAACGAGACGGCAGGCGCGTTTTCTGACACTACCGATGGGAATCTTCAACCTCTTTGACCGATTCAAAGCTTCCGCAAGTGATCGCTCCCCATGGGGTGATTTCTTTTTTGAGCCTGTGTCGGTGCGCAGCGTCTCGGGCATGCGCGTCTCGGCCGATTCGGCCATGCGCCTGGCAGCCGTCTATGCCTGCGTGCGCATCCTGTCTGAAACCATGGCCTCGCTGCCTCTGGTGGTCTATCGCGCTCGGGCAGATGGCGGCAAGGACCGGGTGACGGACCACTGGCTCTACCGCTTGTTGGGCAAGAAGCCCAACCGGTACCAGAACCCGTTCGAGTGGCGCGAGATGCTGCAGGGGCACCTGGCCCTGCGTGGCAATGCCTTCTGCCAAATTCTGGCCAACGGCCGGGGCGAGATCACCGAGCTGATCCCTATCCATCCGGACCGGGTGCGAATGGAACTGCTCACTGAAGGTGACTACCGATATCGGATTCAGAACCAGGCAGGCCACGAAATGATCCTGCCTCGCGGCGAGGTCTGGCACCTGCGGGGTTTGTCCTCGGACGGTCTGCTGGGCTTGAGTCCCATCGAGCTTTCCCGTGAGAGCCTGGGCATGGCATTGGCCGCGCAGGACTATGGCGCCCGGTTTTTCAACAACGATGCCAAACCCACGGGCGGCTGGATCGAGTTCCCGGGCAACTTCAAGGACGCCGAAGCCAAGAAGGTATTTCGTGAGTCCTACCAGCAGGCGCAGTCCGGAGCGAACCGGGGCAAGGTGCTGGTGCTGGAAAACGGCATGAAGTTCCACGAGGTGGGCGTCACCAACAAGGACGCCCAGTTCCTGGAGCTGCGCAAGTTTCAGATCACGGACATCGCTCGCCTGTTTCGGGTGCCGCCACACATGATCGCGGACCTGGATCGGGCCACCTTCTCGAACATCGAGCAGCAAAGCCTGGAGTTCGTCATGCACACCATGACGCCCTGGGCCGAGCGCTGGGAGGCTTCGATCGAAGCGGACCTGATGCTGGAAGGCGATGAGCTCGAAATCGAGTTTGACTTCGCCAACCTGATGCGCGGTGATGCGGCCAGCCGCTCGGCTTACTACCAAAGCGGCATCCAAAACGGCTGGCTCACCCGCAATGAGGCCCGTATCGCCGAGAACCTCAACCCGATTTCTGGACTGGATCAGCCCCTTCGCCCGCTCAACATGGTCGAAGAGGACGCGGCCGAGGCATTGGAGTCACAGACTGCAGCGGCAGACGGAACGCCCTCACCTGACGCAGACCCCGGGTCTGATCAGGCCATTCACCAGAGGCTGCGGGGTTTGGTTCATGTCAACGCACAGCGTCTGGCCCGTCGCATCAGCAGGACCGGTGCGATCGGACCCAAAGCAGTGAATTTGATCTCTGAGACCTTTGGTTTGACTCCATCACGGGTTGAGCAGTGGGCCGCCCATATTGAAACACCTACCGATGAGCATGCACTGGCGCAAGCGCTCATCGAACTTGGAACGCATGAATGAACAAGCAACTTCTGATCTCTGAATTTTTGACCACGCCCTGGGCGTTGATGCCCGAGCGTCTGCAGGCCATGACTGCCGTCCTCACCCGTTGGTCTTCTGACGTGTCCCCCAGCGACGAGACGCTGTTTCAGATCAATACGGACCGTGTGCTGCGCGACACGCGCAAACAGTTCGCAACAGATCGTGCCGCGTCTAATACCGGAGCTGGCATCGCGGTCTTACCCCTGTATGGGGTGGTCACGCAGCGCGGCAACATGGTCGATGACATCTCGGGGCCGGGCAGCACCAGCACCCAGAAATTCACAAGCGCATTACGCCAGGTCCTGGCGGATGACACGGTGGGTCAGATCCTGATCGACATCGACAGCCCCGGCGGCAGCGTCTACGGTGTGGCCGAGTTGGCCGCTGAGATCGTCAAAGCCCGGGCCCAAAAGCCCGTGGTGGCAGTGGCTAACAGCCTGGCCGCCTCTGCCGCTTACTGGATCGGTTGCTCAGCTGGTGAGTTCTACGTCACCCCGGGTGGTGAGGTGGGCTCCATTGGGGTCTGGCAGGCCCACTTTGATTACTCGAAGGCGCTGGAAGAGGAAGGGGTCAAACCCACCCTGATCTCGGCAGGCAAGTTCAAGGTCGAGGGCAACCCTTATGTGCCGCTGGACCGAGAAGCGCAGGCCTTCATGCAGTCCCGCGTGGACGACTACTACAACGCCTTTATCAAAGCCGTGGCCAAGGGCCGAGGCGTTTCGGTTGCCGATGTGCGTGACGGCATGGGCGAGGGGCGGGTGCTGGGTGCCGATGCGGCGCTTGCCGCCAAGATGGTGGACGGCATTGCCACCTTCGACGATGTGCTGGCCAAGATGCAAAAGAAAGCCGTCCCTCAAAAGCCATCGGGTGCTTCCCGCCTTGGACGGGCCCGAGCAGCGCTTGCGCTGATCTGACCCCGTACAGATTCCGTTTCCCCAATTCAGCAGTCCTCCGTTGAGGGCTGCCGACCACCTGCGACCCGTTGGTCGCGCCTCAAACCGCCGCCCCGTGCTTGCTGCCTGGGCGGCATTTTCATATCTGGAGCAACACCAATGAGTAAGCAATTGCGCGAGCTTCAAGCTCGCAAAGCCACCCTGGTCAAGGACGCCCGTGCCCTGACCGATATCGCCGCATCTGAAGAGCGCGACATGACCGATGAGGAGTTGAATGCGTTCAACGCCCTTAAGGCCAAGATCGAGGCCGCATCAGCAGCCATCGACCGCGAGGCTGCCCTGATCGCCGAAGAGGCGCATATGGCCAATGTGGCCCATTCAGCAGTCTCCCATGGTCACACAGCCACGGTAATTTCCGTCACCGACAACCTCGAAGTTGATCCCAAGCACGGCTTCAAAACCGTGGGCGACTTCCTCAAAACCGTGCGTCAGGCTCAAAACCCCGGCAGCGCCATCGACGAGCGTCTCCTGATTGGCTCCGGTCGCGGTGCCGTCGCCCCTGCCTCTTTTGGCAACGAAGGCTCGGCGCAAGACGGTGGCTTTTTGGTGCCGCCCCAATTCGCTCAAGAAATCTTCCAGCTCTCCCTGGGTGAAGACTCCTTGCTGCCGCTGACCGACAACGTCGAGATCACGGGCAACACCATGGCCTTCCCCAAGGATGAGACCACGCCCTGGGGCACCAACGGCATCCGAGCCTACTGGCAAGGTGAAGCCAATCCGGCCGGTGCCACTAAACCGGTGCTGGGTCTGTCTACCCTGCGCCTCAAAAAGCTCATGGCCCTGGTGCCGGTGACGGATGAGCTGCTGGACGACACCAATGCGCTGTCGACCTACCTGCCCGACAAGATCGCCACGTCCATTCGCTGGAAGACCAACGAGTCGATCCTGTTTGGCGCTGGCACCGGCCTGCCTGTGGGCTGCATGACCAATGCGACCACGGTGACGGTGGCCAAGGAGTCGGGCCAGGCCGCCCAGACCCTTCTGGCCCAGAACCTGGCCAAGATGATTTCTCGCCTGCCGCCAGGCTCATTTGGCAAGGCCGTGTGGATCGTCAACAACGACGTGTTGCCAGCTCTTTTTACGCTCATGCTGGGCAACTACCCGATTTACCTGCCAACAGGATTGCCCGTTGGGGGCATCCAGGTCTCGCCCTACGGCACATTGCTCGGTCGCCCGGTGTTCGTCTCTCAGCACGCCAACAGCTTTTCTGCGGCGGGCGATGTGTTGCTGGCCGACCTGTCGTACTACCAGACCATCACCAAGGCCGGTGGCATGCAAACGGCCACTTCCATGCACCTGTACTTCGATGCGGACCTCACGGCTTTCCGCACCACGTTCCGCATGGACGGCCAGTCCAAGATCGCCGCGCCGATCTCCCCCGCCAAGGGCAGCACGACCATGTCGCCCTTTGTCCAACTGGGCGCACGTTGATCGTCGCCTGAACCCTAAGGAGAACTCTGATGTTTCCAAATGCAAAAGCCAGCGAGCAGCTGTCGATTTTGGCCACGCTCGACCCGGGCAACCAGGCAGTGGGTGTCGCCAACACTGGCTGGGTGCCGCTGAGCACCCACCATGGCCTGCTGGCGCTGGTGCAAACCGGCGCTTTGGCCACAGGTGCCACGGTTGACGCCAAGCTGCAGCAGGCCCAGGACACCAATGGCACGGATGCCAAGGACGTGGCGGGTAAAGCCATCGCGCAGCTCACTCAGGCGAGCAACGGTGCCAACCGTCAGGCGCTCATCAACTTGCGCCCTGAAGAGCTCGATGTGAACAATGGCTTTGCCTTCGTCCGCCTCGTGGTCACGGTGGCTGCCGCTGCAGCCAACACCTCGGCGCAGCTGCTGGGCGTCAACCCG